TTGAGTATTATCAATAGAAATAGTTTTATCTAAAGAGTCTTCATACTGTAGCCACAATCTTTCGTAGTGTGACTCCGCACCTGACAGTGCTAAGGACATTTCTGCACCCATTCTAAATATAATAGAGGCTGTAAGGTAGACTCCATACTTCTCTGTATCGGTTATCCTGCCTATATATTTTATTGATACGGCATCTAAGTTTGTAAGTAGCTTATCACCTTCGACAGAGTAATCTATCGTAGTGTTGGTGAATGTACCACCTGTAGTTGTTTGTAATTCGTTAATCTCTAAAACCCTTAATGTTAGTGGGTTAACCGGTAATTGGAACTCATTAGTGAATCCGTACACGGGAGTGTTAGTTGTCTTAGCTAAGGATGATCTGGTTATTGTGGTCGACCATGGACCTTCTGACATAACTTCATCAGCTACATCATTAAATAAAGTGTTACATAATATAGCCTCAGGCGTATCATCTGTTAAACTTGTTATCCTTTTAGCGCCTAAGCGAACTAGTGCCCTGTTGCATATCTGAACTTTACTAGCCATTCTTATTCCTGTTTATTATGTTAATATAAAAGTGGGGCCGTTGCCAGCCCCGACCCGTTTAGTCAAGTTGATACCTGACACGTAACGAAATATCGCCAGCGACAGCGGTTGCTGCTACTGTACCGATAGTTAAAGCTACACGGAATTTAGCCTTAGGATCTTCGTCGTATCCTAACAATTCCCATAGTGGTTTCAAAACATCATCAGGACCATAAGTGGCTGAATCTAATGCTTGTCTTGTATACCCTGTGGTAGCTGCCTGTAGAACAGTACTATTATCGACAAATAAATCGATATCAAGTGCTGAATCTTCTAGGCGTTTGGTGATGGTTCCACTAGTAACACTAGAGAAATCCTGGGCTGCATATAAACCTACATCTACAGTTAGAGTTGGAGTACAGTTACTATCCAAATCATCATTATAAATATCAATATCTACACCATGCGCGTTGCTTGGCATATCAATTGCATATAAGATTATATCTGCGGCATCTATATCCGTCGTTAAAACGGCTACAGTATCGATTGCAGAACGAACACGAGCTTTAATAAGTCGTGCGTCCTGTACCGTACCTGCTTGTTGATCCGTCAAAGCGGATGATCTTGCTGTTGTCATTATTCATAACTCCTATTATGCTTGAACACATTGAATTTCTACGACTTTTTCGTCTTCAACTCGAACGGCTTCACCGGTCATAGCTGCATAGACTTGAGTCGAATAACTCTTATCATCACGTTCAGATACTCGAACATTAATGTCCATACCCATACCGTAACCAATAGCAGATCTAGTATAAGCTAGAACCTTGACTGGATCAGTATCAGTACCATCAGCGGTTCCTAACAGACGCTCAACACGGATGAACTTAAAGCCCATAAACGTATCAATACGACCTTCGGTAAGTGCCTTGACTGAGTTAAAATCAGAACTCGTAACTTCTGTAGTATTCAAAAGACTAGCCTTTGCAGATGCGTTATAAACGATAAAACGTTCTTCATCTGGATCTACATCATTACTATCTAATATACGACCTGCTTCGATTAGCTTCTCAACTGTTAAGTTAGAATCAGCCGCTCCGAAATCCTCGTCAATAATTTGACCAGCAGGTAAAGCAATACCACTAGAAGCATCAGCAGCATCAATAGATGCGGCGCTACCTGTAGCAGATGCAAGTATAAGATCATCCATCTTACGACCTAACGCCCATGCGCCAGCACGTGCATAGCTAGAACGTGGATTGATAAGCATACGTACTTCATCTTGTTTGTCGATAAGATCAGCCCACTCAAAATCACGTAGAACAACTCTACGTCTCGAATGTGGTGTATCAATGATTGGTGTGTCACCATGACGTGACGTGCGCTCAACGGCAGCAGTAGCACCTAATCTTTCAAAGTGGTCAAATTTACCAACTACTTTGTTTACCATAACAGAGCTGAGTAGACGACTACCCTTCTGTTGTGATAACATGATTAAGTTATCTTTAAACTGCTGCACAAACGCCTTATTAATTTCAATAGACATTATGTCTTTCTCCGATTAGTTAAAAGGTTTTATAAGCATTTCATTTACAATTGAACTAATCCAAGGAGGGGTTCTATTGAAATCTTTTCATCTTTCTTAGGGGTTGATTGCTCAACGAGTCCTAGTCTGGATACGCTGCCCTGTAAAGCCTGCTCATAGCTTCACTTGCTGCGTCGTGCTCGGGGTGATTGATATCATTGTACGCATGTGCTGCATTCATTTTGATATCAGATATTTTCTGAATGGCTTCTTCTGACGATACGCCAAAGTGCCTGGATTCGATATTACCTACCGCGCCTGTCTCTTTAAATTGTTTTCCTATTTCTGAAAGCATGATCAACAATGCAGGGTTATTACCTGCTGGTCCTTCAACTAGCTCACGTACAGCGTCAGGGTATTTCTCTCCGTAAACTGCTGCTGCTCTCTTAGCTGTTGCTAGTTTGTTATCATATTCGTTACCCCAGGTTTTACGTAAGGTTTCCTCATGACCGACCATGCTAGTATTGTAATTCTCTATTTGGCTCTCGCCTCTCTTCATCTCGTATTGGATGAGTTTACTAGCCTGGGCGTTAGTCAATCCCATTTCGTGAGCTAAGTCCTTGAACTCGGACATACCGCCCTCATCATATTGGGTACCTTCGGGTATTCCAAAGTCATAACCATCAGATGCTTCTGGGCGACCCATGGAGTTGTAGTATGAGTTCATAGCGTCTGTGTTGCTTTCGTCAGGCTTTCTCATTACGCCTTTAACGTCAGCTAACTTACCATAGAAGTCAGTCATCTGTTCATCGCCTGCTTCATCAGTAGGGATGCGGATAGAGTTACCAACCATTGCCTTTGTATCAACGTAGCTTTTAGCTAGTCCAGCAAGATCTTTAAATCCAGATAGGCTGGCATGTGATCTAAGATCTTCCGGTAATGAATCAGAAAAAGTTGCAGGTTGTGCTGATTCAGTTGTAGTTGCTTCTGGTGTTATATTAGTCTCATCATTCATTAGTTCTGTTCTCCACTATAAAAGGTTCTTTCTGCTATTTCGAGTAGTCTCTCATCTTGGTTTAAATCTGCTATAACTCCCTGTACAAATTCCTTCTTCCCTAGTCTGTAAAAAGTTTCTCTATCACTATCTGCTAACGCTGAATCGTTACATATAAACTCCTTCCAATAAGCTAATACAAGTAACCCATCTGGGGTTGCATATAATCGTTTAATTGCTTTTACGTAATCTCTATTGATCTGGCTGTTGTCCACCTGCGCCTCCTAACTTAGATACTATGTCGGCTATTGCTGATCCACCTTCTAGTTGTTGCTGTGCTTGTTGGTCCTTAGCTCTCTGCTCTCTTACTTGAGCTACCTTATCCTTGTCTCTTATTGCTACCTCAGGTACACCCCTGATCTTGGCAGTATGTAAAGCAATACCATCGCCATCTACCCAGTCAGTTGCACCAGGTGATACTTGGTTTAAAAATGCTAATGCCTCTGCCCATGCTTGGATGTTAGAGATATCTTCTGCTTTCTGTGATCTAGCTAGTTGGTTGACGAACTCGATCTTAATATTAACGCCGCGCTCTATCAGGATTTGAGGAAGCTGTGCAAAACCACCGCCCCGTAACATCATCTTGAAAGATCTAGTAATTAATGGATTTAAAGATTCTGTATTAAGTCTACCCAAAGTAGGTCCTAGTACCTTCTGCATTTGTTCAACACGTTGGGATACTTCAAACGCTGTCATCTCTCCGGTATCTGTCCTAGGAGGTAACAAAAGTTTATCTAAGAAAAAGATCTGTTTAATAGAATCTCTAAGATCAGTCACACTAAACTGCGTGACATCAAACCTAGCTTGTGTTACGAACTCACGTATCTTGCTAGGATCTCTAACTACGTTCATTGTTCCTGGTGATAGGCTTAATGGTCCTATCATATTTCTTTGGCTTGTTAATAATGGTGGGTTAACTGCTTTAGCTATAGCTTGAAGTGATAACTCTTTTACTCTGTTAAGACTTCTAACATCTGGTAAAGCGATATGACCGGGTGACCTGCCATAAACTTCACCTGGTAATGTCTCCCATCTAGTTACGTGAATAGGAAATTCATAATAACCGCCATTCTCTACTACTGTACCTTGACCATCCATTGCAACATATACTGATGCAAACGGTCTCTTATCTGCTGGAGCAAATCCAAACTGATCTAGATCTACATCTTTAGGATCTCTAGGAAATATACCTAGTAAGAAGCTAAAGCTCTTATCTGGATCTTCATCTGCTGCCTTGGCTATATCAGTAGGTAATACACTATTACCAAATCTTTCTCTAGCTTGTCTTGCTGTAATCTGAACTTTCCAGTATAGTGTATCCACTATGCCATCTTTGTTCTCAGACCATGCGATCTGTGATAGATGTAATGCTGTAAACTTAAATCCACTGAACTCGTTATTAGCGTCTAGATCTTGTTCCTCATGGAATAGAGCCATACTACCTAAGCTAGTAAACATCTTATAGTTCTTAGACATTTGGTTATCAAAGTTAGATTCGTTAAATGCTGAGTGCATCCTATCATTAGCATCCTCTAACCAATGAGTAGCCTGTTCATCATTATTTAGATCTTCATCGCTAAATTTGATCTTTGACCATTTAACAGATGGTGATGTAAGTAATGATTGAATCGTAGACGCTAAGTCATGGTTTGCCTGGATTGCTGTAGAGTCAAACAATCTACTGGTCTTCTTTGTTCCTGGGCTTGATAATCCTAAAGGTCTAACTGAACCTGATATAGGTTCTTCAAAGAATATACCACTTTGATTAGGTAGCATAAACTCTGATATCAGTGACCACGCAGTTTCTACATTCTTCCTTTCGGTAGAAGCAAAGAGTCGATCTGATCGTCTGACTACGGATTGCCCTATTGCATTAATTGTCATTTATTCGCCTAGTAAGGTTCGTTGCTCGGATTCTAATAAGCCAGTTTTCTTTCTACGTCTCCTAGCTGCCTTAGCTCCTGGCTCTTCTGCTGCTGGAGTTGGTGGTGCTACTGGTGCTGGTGCGGCAACTGGTGCCGGTGCTGATGGTGGTGATGGTGAACTAAATAAGCCGCCCATAGTTATTCTCCTAGTAAGGTTCTTCGTTGTAATTTACGTGGTGCTGTAAACTT